GCGGCCTGGGTTAAGAGCTGCGAGAATATCTGGGCAGCGGTGCGCTCAGCTGCGCTCGCTCCCTGCGTTACGTCAGCTGTGACGAGTCCGGCTGGGGAAGACCCGAGCCGGAAATACCCGCCGGCCGCGTAGTACTTGTAAGCGCCAGCGGCGGGCGCGAGTGAGTTGTCGAGGAGATCAGCCTGCGAGGCGTAGGTCCCCCCCGCGGTGAGCGAAACTCCGCGATCGTACACGGCGTCGACGCTGTTCACCGCGCCGTCGTTCACCTGGTAGATGAGCTTCGACGTGTTGACGCACGGGGCGGGGACGTTCTTGGGATTGCCGTAGCAGATCGGTTTCGGCTTTCCCTTCAAATCGTTTGCGACGCCTTCCAACCCGTTCGGAAGCGCGTTGTCGCCCGCGTACTTCGTCGTCTGAAGCGGAATGTCGAGCTCGGCTTGCCTATCACGGAGACGAATCGTTACGCGGTCGCCCGTGAATTCCGGCTGCTCCATCGTTCCGATGAGCGCGACGGTGAAGTCGCTCATGCGCGTGGGATAGAGGACCGTGGACTGCCAGATCGTGACACGGCGCCCATCGAGCGACAGCGCGAGCAGCGAGTCGAGCGCGCCGTCCCCGTTCAGGAGAACGAGGTCCCCATACCCGACGCGGGAGCGCCCGAACGTCGCCCCGGTCGTGAACATGTCGCGCACGACGTCGACGGCCTGCCGGATCCGCGGCTCGAAATACGTGTCAGCCTGCGTATCGGACGTCCCCGTCGTGAACCCCTGACCCGTCGCATAGCGGAGAGTGAGCTCGGCGCCGCGGCTCGGATCGTAAGCGACGAGCTCGACGAGGTAGAGGGGAACCGTGTCCGTCACTGGATCTCCTGCACCCGGCGCAGACGATCGTTCGTCTCGTCGATCTTGCTGCCTATGTTCCCCTGCCCGAGAACCATCTTGTTGAAGCCGTCGGCCATGACGGCGATCTGAGCCGTCAGGGCTTCGTTTTGAGCGGCGAGCTGCTTGATCTGCTCCTGTGCCGCGGCATTCGCCGCGCGGAGCTCCTCAAGGATGCTCGGGTTCGCGTCTTTCGCTTCAGTTGTAGCGCCCTCGATACCAACGAGCGCGTCGAGCATCTGCTGCTGGATCGATTTCGCCGCCTCGAACTGGGAGATCGCCTCGTTAGTGTCCTGGAGGACCTTAGCAAAATCGCTCGCGAATCCGGAAGCGTTTACGGATTTGGAGAGATCGAGCAGCGTCTGCGCCGCGCCCGGGAGATTCCCCGCGGCGTCCTGGCTCCCGCCCCGGACCTTGCCGAGCACTTCCTCGTACTGCCGCCGCGCCTCTTCGAGCTGGAGCGTCGGCGAGAGCGAAGAGAGGGAGCCGAGGAGCAGCTGGTTTCTGAACCCCGTCAGCGAGGCTATGGTCTTCTCGAGATCTGAGATCGTCTGCCGGATCTTGTCAGCGCTCCGCTTGTGTGCCTCGGCGAGCTGCACTTGCTGAAGAGTCGCGAGGTAAGCCGCGTCGCGCCCGGACCGGACCGCGTCCTCGTATTCCCTCTGCTGGGAAATAGCGAACTGGAGATCGTCGACCTGGTCCTGCGTCAGGCCATTCGCGATGGCGAGGCGGACGTTCAAGTCCTCGATCGCTCTTTTGTGCTCACGCGCAATGTCGAGGGAGCGCTGTTCCGCTTCGGCCTTCTGCGCCTCGACAAGAGTCGCGATCGCAGCCTGGCTCGCTCCGTTCTTCCGCGCTTCGGCGAGCTCGCGTTCCTGTGCGAGAGAGAATGCCATGTCGTCCGCTGCCTGACCATTCAGCTGCGCGCGCAGCAGCCTCACCTGCAGATCCTGCTCGAGCTGCTTCTGCTTCTCGCCGTATTCCTCGCGGAGCTTGTCTGCGAGCTTCCCCTCGAGCGCAATCGCTTCCGCTCTCTGGCGGTTCCGCTCGGCGTCATTTGCCTTCCCCTTGAACGCGTCGTCGATCTGCTTGAGTAGGGCAGCAGTGTCGGCTTTGTTCTTCGCCAGTGCTTGGCCGAGCTGATCCCCAGAGACCTGCGCGCGAAGACCTTCCATCGTCGCAAGGACCGCGGCCTGGAGCGTTGCCATTTCCTTCGCTGCTCGCTTGGCTGCTGCTCCCGCCCCCAGGATGCCGCCCGCTAATCCCGCAAGAGCGCCGACGGCCATACCAACGGGGCCGAACTGTGCGCCCATCGCTGCACCGGACGCGGCACCACCCAGAGCTCCGATCGCGGCTGACCCAGTGGAGCTGCCGAGCCCGTATCCGATTAGAGCTCCGCCCACACCGGCTCCAGCCACCTGCAGCCCGTGACCTAATCTCGACTGACCGAACAGCTCCGACGCCACCTGCTGCGGTGACATGCCGCCGCCTACGCCAGACTGGCCTGACGCGAGAACGGGGAACAGCGATGCGAGCGCACCCACACCGAGCTTCTGCATCAACTTCGCAGAAGCCATCTCCGCGACGAGCCGCAGGAACATGTTTTTTATCTCGCCGAATAAATCTCCAAACGATTTGATGCCTTTCGTGAAAACGTTGGTGAAGAAGTTGGTGAAGTCTTTCTGCACTTCCTCCAGCATATGCTTGATGGGAGAGTTGGTCTCTTTCCCGATTGTTTTTGCCAGCGCGTCGCCGACATGATCGATGTTCTTGATCGCGTCTTTCGTCGCGTCATCAAAGTCCTTCTCCCGCTGCTTCGCGTAAGAGCCGGTGTCCATGATTTCCGCAACGTGCTTGTTGTATTCGGCAATCCGGTCGTTGGACTCTTTGTTCGCCTTTTCGCGCTCGGCTATCCCCTTGTTCTGGATTGCAAGCCGTTCGGCCTCGGCTCTCTTTGCCGCGGCGACGCGTTGCTTTTCGGAGGCTAGAATCTTCGCGTCAGCCTTCTCTTTCGCCTTTGCCTGTTCCTCCAGCTGCTTCGTGTAGAACGCCGTTTCATTGTCTCGCGCTTGTGCGACAGCTGCGTCAGCAGCGAGTTGACGAGCGCGCTCGTCCCCGGGGTTGGGGTTCAGGAGCACCCGCTTCCAACCGGTCGGTGTGTTGTAGGCAGCTTGCTGCTCCATCTCAGCCCGAATTTTTATAAGCTCGAGCCCCGAGGCAGTGGCATCGAATGCAGCCTTCCGTTGTTTCACGAGTGACTCGACCAGATCGTCGACGGATTTTTGATACGCCTTCGCGCCTTCGGTCAGCTTGTTCCACACCCAGACGACGGCTCCGATCGCAGCCATCGCGATCACCACTTCGCCCATTCCTGCCACCATCACACCGAGAGTACTGCCGATCCGCGTGACGATCGGAGGCAAGCCCGTCATCTGCGCCACCAACGAGGCAAATCCTTCGCGGAGGCGTCCGATGTGCGCGCCCGCCATCGTGCTGGAGGCGGCGACGGTCTGGCCCAGCTTCTCGTTCATCGCGATCGCCTCCATCTGCACGAGCGTCATCTTCCGCGTCGCATCGGTGACGCCGCTCGTAACGCCCATCATTTTGTCGTACGCGGCCTCGGCTGCCCGGAGGTCGATCGTCGCGCCCTGGTAAGCGGACGCTTGCTGCTTCACGGCCTGGGTGAGCGGAGAGGTAGAAGCGGCGAGCCTGTTGGCCGCGCGCTCGCCCTTCGCGCCCATCTCATCGAGGGCGGCTCCGGTTTGCTTTGCAGCCCGGATAGCCTCAACGGCTTCGACGCGAACGCTGAGTGTTCTCAGATCAGCGGCCATGATTCACTCCTTCGGCTCGGCCGGGTTGAGCAGTGTCGCGTCCAAAAGAAAGAGCGCGTGAGTGTCCTCACCGTCAGGCACACTCCCGGTGAGTCGCGACCACGCCCCCAGCGTTTCCCACGTCAGTGGATTCAGGCCGCTCATGCCGACACCGCTCCGCCCGTGCAGCTCGTAGCACCACACGAGCAGGTAGCGGAGAGACTGCGGACACGAAGGCCCCTGCAGCTGAGCCTTGGCGGTCTCGTTGCCGCGCTCGGCTGCACGTTCCAAGTGCTTCCGAGCAGGGATGCCGCTCTTGTCCCTCTCATCGAGACGCGCCTTGTGCCGGACATGTGCGACGAGTTGCCTCAGCTCTTCTTGAAAAAACGGGCGCGGTCACCCATCGCCTTGAGGAGCTGCTCGGAGATCCAACGGAAACGCGGGTCGCTGTACAGCTTCCGGGCGACGTGGTCGTTCGGTGGCGGGAGCTGCTCGCCATCGAGCGGCGGCAGGTGCCACGCGATCGTGGCCGCAGCGAGCTTGTCGATGGTGTCTTTCTCGCTCGCCTCCGCATCGCCGGGATTCCGATTCTTACGGATCGCCTCGATGTAACGGTCGAGCTGCTTCCGCTCGCGCTCTCTTATCTTCCCGGCGTCGCTTCCGAGGATGGTGATCGAGTATGGGACGCCGTCATCATCGACGAACGGCACTTCCGGCGTGAACGGGTGCTCGAGCTCGACAACCGTGCCCTGTTCGGCTGGGGCTTTCGTGTCGAGTGCGCTGAGATCGATTCCTGACATAAAGAGACGTGCTCCTCTGAAGAGTGTTCCCGCGCCTCGCTGTGGCACGTCCAGGTCGATTGCTCTTCCCGGCACAACGAGACGGGGAACGATTGGTTTGAAGCCCACTACTCCCCGGGGCGCGACGTGCGCACGTCCCGAGGCTTACAGCTGTTACGGAACGAGGTCGCGCTCGAGCTTGATCATGCCGCCCACCGTCGTGTCGTAGCCGGCGGTGAAGGGGATCGTCCCGATGTAAGCGCCATCGGAGCCGAGCGAGCCCGAGTAATCGGTGAAGAGGATCTTGGGGAGCGTGAACGTCATCGAGATCGCAGCCGCGGGATCGGTGAGCTTGATCGAAAGGGCCGCCGATGTCTCGGCGAGGAACTTGGTCTGAAGAGCTGCGTCCTTCCGGACCGCGCTCACGGAGCCTGAGATCCGCATACGCCGCTCGAAGATGTCGGGCGTGACGTTGGAGCCGATCACGGGTTGCCCCGCCGCACCGATGTCGATCGAGAAGTCACAAGCGGTGAGCTCCAAGATCGCCACTCCGTCGAGTGTGATCGCCGCGTCGGTCGCGACGAGCGCGTTCGTGGCCGTCACGGTTGGCGTCGTGAAGTACGGGGCCGCAGCTCCGCTCACGAGCTGCATGTCGGCGCCGACGATTCCGAAGTCTACGGTTGCGTTGGCGTCGGGCGGGCAGCTCACGCGGGCCGATGACACTCGGCAGCCGGTGAACACCTGCGACTGATCGAGATCCTGCTCGTTCTCTTCGAACGTGAAGGAGCGCCGGATCGGTGTCGTGCCCGGGATGAGCACGTCGCTCGTCCAGGTTCCGCGGAGCAGCGCCTCGAAGAGCGGATCGAACGTCCCGACGGAGAGCTCGCCGGTGTAGCTCCCGGAAACGCTCCGCGAGCCCAGGCGAGGGATGTTCGACTGCCCGTCCGAGCGGAACTCGGCGGAGTCGATGTTGGATCTTCCAAGGCGGAGACCCCCGCCCGTCAAACGGAAACGGCGCGCACCAGCTGCACCCGGGAGCGTGTTGAAAACGGTCTCCGCCTTGTAGTTGACGGCCACCCCCTGACCTGTCTGATAGTTTGGCACTGTCTATTTCTCCTAAGAGTTGAGCGTTCGAACGACGAATGGGATGTTCACGGGAACGAGCGAACGCCCGCCCTCTATGTTTCGGACCTGCTCCCGGTACGGCGCGACCGGGTTACTGCGAATGCGGATCACGTCGCCGTTGGACGCCGTGACCGTGAATCCGGGCGGGAAGAGCGCGAGAAGTCCCTGTGCGTATTTCCCGGTGCCCGAGAGACCAGTCCCCGCGGGCGCGAAGACCTGGAGCACGTAGATGCCGGTGAGCTCGAGCTCACCGCCGCCGCCGAGCGTGACCTGTGGAGCGACCGCCGGCACGTACTGCTCCTGCACGTAGGCGATACCAGCGCGCGGCGTGAATGCGACATCCTCGAACGCCCAGTCAGGCGCTGGCACGACGGCGAGAGAGCGCGCACGGCCCCTGAGCGCCAGCTGGTAGAGG